TCTCCAACCGCCGTTCGAAGGGATTTTCCCAGCTAGCCGGCGCAGCAGCGCCTGCCGCGGCTTGCCGCTCGCTGCCGGGCAGCAGATCTTCCCAACGGGGGCCTTCACCCAGGGCCGGAGGCGGATTCTGCGCTTCTTCGCGGGCCAGTCGCGCGCGATCTGCCATGGTGCGCTGCCGCATCTGGACCCTCATTTCCTGGCGGGACGCACTGAAGTCCCGGTACTTGGCCCCGTGCAGGTTCGCCCACGAGTACAGTGTGGCAACGTCGTCGGCCTGCTCGGTTGTGTCGGGGTTCCGGGGAATCTCATCCGGCTTCATGGCATCATCACCCTGGGCTTGCAGCAGGACCGCTGCTCTTTGATCGACTGTCATGGCGGGAGGCGGGTAGCCGGCTGAAGAAACCCGACTGAAGCCCCACTTCCACGACGCTAAGGCTTCACTGTTGCGGCTATCTCCCCAACCTGACATGTCTCTCCTGTTGCCGGGGAGTGTTTGCTTTTGCGTTAACCTGACGACTGTCTCAAAACAGCACTCGAAGTAGAAGTCTAATCAAGTTAACCCTTTAAGCCACCATGGAACCATTCCTCTTCAGTAACTGGAGTACCGTTACGACAGGGGGGTCGAAGTCGAACAGAGTGTGCCACTCCGGAGGGTTCCGCATGGGGGAGTGGAGTGGCCGGACGGCGCGATCCAGGTCCTCTTGTGCATGAAGGACGGGCGATTGCTGTGCTTACACGAAGCAATCCGCACCCTACTGTTGAGTTCCATGCGGCTGACTCTGCCGCCGGCTAACGCGAGAGATGTCCTTGAGCTGATGGTCTTCTGCGCGGCGATCGATGGGAATCTGGCGCACCGGTTCAGCGAGGGCTACGGGGTTGGGCGGCGGACCGAGAGGGGCGCTCTGGCGGCGATGGAGCACGGCAGCGGGTTCGTCGGAAGATTTCGGGGCAGGATCGTCGCGTCGCTTACGCTGTCCACGAGGAATCCGTGGGCGATCGACGCCAGATACTTCGATCCGAGCGAGATGCCGCTGTATCTGACTTCGATGGCTGTCGATCCACGGCACTGTTGAGAAGGCGTCGGGCGGCTCTGTCTGGATGAGGCGCGGCAGATCGCGACGGAGTGCGTGGTGAGCCCGCTGGGACTCGAACCCAGGACCCACGCCTTAAAAGGGCGTTGGCCGATTTCCTCCGGGCGGGGATCGTCACCGCGTCTCTTTTGTTCCGCGTCCGCCCTCGTTTTTGCTGCCGGGCCGGACGTGTTCGAACATAACTCCGAATTTCAAAAAGTCAAGAACTAAGTCGCTTGTGGATAACTCGGATGGTTCCCTTGGTCATCAAATGCCGCGTTTGCGTGACAGGTGCACGGGCATTTCTACCCATGCGGAGATCTGTCTCCTCAGCCAAGAAACAAGTCATGGAGCATCTCGCTGGACGCAGCGCATAACTGGCAGTCCTCGCAGGTGCGAACGGATTGAATCGCCACGACAAGATCGAGGAGCCGCTCGTTCCGGGATGCACCGATTTTCATGCGGCGCAGAATTTCTTGTTTCAGTTCCTCAATCGGACTCGGCGGATCGGAGCTGATTCGGCGCGTTGAGCATTCCTCTTCGCCCCCATATTCATTGAGCAGCTCTTCATCGGCCAGCTCCGCGATTTTCTTCTCCTCATACACCCACTTGCCATCCGCGTCCCGCCTACAGGTTGTCACGAAGTCGATCATTGCGTCCCCGTCCTTTCCGCACTCCACCCTGCCCGCGCCACCGGCTTCTTCAGCGCCTGCGCGGTCTGCTCCCACGTCGGCATCTCAAACGCCCTCTGCGCCCACTCCCGCTTCGACGCCATGCTGATGCTGGTGTAGTGGAGCTGCATCTTCGCGCTCATGTGCCCGGCGAAGCTCATGATCACATGGATCGGCACGCCCGCCTCCGCCATCCGCGTGATCGCCGTGTGCCGCAGATCGTAGGGCCGCAGCCAGTCCAGCCCCGCCGCGCCGCGGAGCTCGTACCACGGCTTGCGCAATCCCCACACCGTCATCGACCGCAGCGGATCGTAGCGGTCATGGCACAGATGAAACGGAAACAAAAAGCAGTGCGGACCGGGATCGCCAGCGAAGTCGCCTTTGTCCTTCGCATGCTCGGCCAGCGCCCGCGCGCGCCCGATCAGCCAGTCCAGCGCCCACACCACTTCCGGCGTCTGCAGCGGGATCGTGCGCACGCGGAACTTGTTCTTCGCGCCCTCGGACCGCACCATGATCGTGCCCTGCGTCAGGAAGATGTCGCCCAGCCGCAGCGCGCGCAGCTCATTGGTCGATGCCGTGGTCTGCAGCGCGACCAGCGCATAGCAGTAGACCACGCGCCACTCCTCGCGGCTGCCGGCCAGATGCAGAAAGCGGTGCTGTTCTTCCGGCGTCATGGCGCGCGCCACGTCGTTCTCGACCGACTGCAGCGGCTCGTACGCCTCCTCCAGCTGCTCGCTCCAGGCGCCGGCGGCGCGCATCACGCGCAGCACCGTGCCCACTTCTTTCCGGATCAGGTTCGCGCCGGCGGCCTGCTCCCAGTCTCCGGCCGCGCGATCGCACACCGCGCGGGCGCGCTGGTACTCGCGCAGGTGTCCGGCGTGAATCTCTTCCAGACGCAGCGCTCCGAAGAAGCGCGCGGCGGCGCGAGCGTACTGGCGAAGGTCCTGCTCGGTGCGGCGGGAGATGTAGCGGGCGTTTGACCACACGCCGGCTTTTTCGATGATGCGACGGGAGATCCAAAGGTCGAAAGCCGCGGGAAAGCTCATCTGCGGCGTCAGCGGTACAGAGTGCATGGCCCGGGTCCTCTCGCAGGCCGGGCATTCGCGATGTCCTGGCGTGTGCGATGGTTCTGTTTTGGGAACCTCCGCATCATCCACGGTACGGCGCGTGCGCGCAATTGACTTCGGTACCATTGACACGCCCCTCCCGCGTGTGCCGGTGTACGCACAGCGGAGGCCGAGAACCTTCCTGCCGAGAAGCGTGCGTAACGTTATGCCGGCTGCCTGCGAGACTGAGACGGACTCTAGCATGGGTATGTACCCTGTATATACCACACTGGCGTTAGATGCGTTACACTGGTGCCCATGCCCGCGAAAAAAGGACGCGACCCGGCCTTCCCGGTCCGCTTCACCGCCGAGGATCTCGCGCTGCTGGCCCGGCTGCAGAAGAAAACCGGCCTCCTGAGCCGCGCCGAAGTGCTGCGCCGCGCGCTGCGCACGCTGGCCGAGAAAGAGAAGCTGAAATGAGCGACCTCCTGTCCCTCGCACGCGAGCGCGCCATCCGGAGACTTATGGAATTGAACGGAATTACTCATGAGGACGCTGACGCGTGGGTCGATCAGTTCATAGCCGCTTTCGAGAGGAATGTACTGCGTGGTACAAGTTCGTCTCTGGATCCGCCGCGCGGGCTTTTTCAGGCCCGGCCCGAGAAAGAGAAGCTGAAATAAAGCAGAAGCGGGAGCGCGCACGGCGCGCCTCCCGCATTCCGCCTAGCTCTGGCGAATTGTCCGCGACCTCCCTTCCTCTCCGAAAATGAGAGCCCCTGCTAGTCCGGTTAGTGCAGGCGGATGACCACCGGCTCCGTCTCCCAGACCGGAGAGCCGCTCCCCGATGCGAAGACTGAGAGGGTTGCTGAAGTATTTGCCTTCACCGTGAAATCGAAGCAAGCAACGGAAATCAGCCCGACGGGGGTAGCGCCGTTTGAAGTGAAACTCCTATTTGTGATGACAGCCCCCCCAGGACTGGTCCAGCTTCCGTTGGAAATCAACGTTGCGGTTGAGGCGGCTGTAGTGAGATAGATTTCGGGACAGAATTGAAACGTTGCGTTTGCCGGAGCGTTAGAGGTATAAAGCGTGATTGTCCCAGTTCCACCCGACAACCCTTGAGCGGTAAACGTCCCCTGATACGCCACGCATGGCGTGCTCACCGTAGTCGCCGCGAGGCAGTTGGCGTTCGTGATCGCGGTGGGCGATGTGGCCGTTAACTGCGTCACCGTGGGCGTTGCTGTACAATTCGCCGTACCCGCCGCCGTTACGCCCGTGGCAATTTGTCCTGCGGGGCACTGACCCGGAGTAGCGGCCAGAGCCGTCGCTGTCGCCACATTACCACCGGGCGTTGCATAGTCTGTGCCCGCCGTGGCCGCGCCGACATTCGCCCCGTTGCCCTTGAGCAGCCCCGTGAGTGTCGTGGTGGTGCTCGTGCTCACACTGTTAGGACCAGCCGCACCCGTTGGGCCTGTGGGGCCTGTTGCTCCGGTTGGACCCGTGGCCCCTGTCGCTCCATTCGTGCCGTTAGTTCCCGCAGCCCCTGTCAAGCCCGTGGGTCCGGTGGGTCCCGCTGGGCCTGTAGCTCCAGTGGGTCCGGTTGGCCCGGTCGCCAGCAGCGCGATTGCGCTCGACGTGGGCGGATACTGATCGAAATTGCAGATGCCGCTCTGGCACCAGGTGTTCGGCGTCGTTGTATTCCATGCCGGCTGGACGCAGCCATACCCCGAATTTTGCCCTCCCAGCAGCACGTTGCCGCTGTTGTTATCGGTGATCGTGATCGCGAAGCAGACGTTCTGCGGATAAGTGAGGTTCGTGTCAGGCAGCATGACCGAAAACACGCCGCCACTCACCTGCGCCGACGTCGGCAGATCCATCGCCTGTCCGTTGCCGTCGATCTGATACGCGATCGGCGCGCCGGCGGCCGTCGTCGGCGCGAAGGTGATCGTGGCATTGTCGAGCGGCGTCGCTCCCGCCGGCGTGTACTTGACCAACCCCGAGGCGGACACCGTCACCGTGCCCGTTTGCGCAAAGGCACACGGCAGCAGCAGCAGCGCGGCGAGCGCGTATCCCAGCATCCAGCGTTGCATCGAAACCTCCCTGATGTTCCTCATCGCCCTTCCTCCTCTTCAGTCCATGACCGTCATCCAGGACCATGGCTCAGGCGCCTTTCTGGCGTAGCGCGCGCGGGCTCGATGCACCCCGCGAAGCCGGTCCGGATGCTCGTTGCGGCAGCATAGAATCCGTGCCCGTTCGCCTTCGGCCGCCAGCAGCCGCGATGCCCACCAGCGCTGCTCCTTCTTGTCGGCGCCTTCGATTGCCTTCAGGAGAAAGCGCTCGTAACTGCACACGCGCGCCTGTGCTTCGGCCAGCGTCATGCTGCCTCAGCTGCTCGCGGCCAGCGAGAGATCCTGCAGCCGCACATCGAGCAGCTCGATCTCGCCGAACGGATCGGCGAGCGGAAACGACGGGTGATGGAAGATTGCGCGAAAGGTTCGGCCGTCCCAGCGGTCGATCCGCATCAGCGCGGCGCCGGCGGGCAGCCCGGTGGTCACCTTGAAGGCCCGCCGGCTCCCCTCGGTCAGCCACTGTTCGATGGTCTCCGGCGCAATCAGCACCGCTTTCAGGTTCGTCTGCATACGTTCCTCCTCGCCCCATAACTCGATTGCCGTCAGATCGCGCGGCTGCGGAATCTCCTGCACGTACCCAATCACCTATTGCACCCAGATCTCGTACACGTAGACCGCTTCATTGCCCGTTCCGTTCGCCGGCGGCGATGCATTCGTCGACTGCGCCTGCACTTCAAGGCTCACCGTGCCCAGATTCGTTCCCGAGGGCAGGCTCAGCTGCAGCGTCTGCGTCGCGGCAGCGCCCGTGAAGGTGCCCAGCGTCGTCGACGTTCCGCCCACATGCGCGATCACGGTGATGGCGCCGGTGGTCCCGCTCGACCCGCCCGGACCCAGCGGCTGCAGCGTCACGTTCAGGTTCGCCGCGGCGGCCAGCGCGATGGCCGGGAAACCGCTCCAGATGCAGTCACCGAGATAGGTTTCCATCGTGGAGTAGAAATAGCTCCAGTTTCCGGAAACCAGCGCCGAGGTCAAGATGTTGCCGTCGTAAGCGTATGCCGGGCCCAGGCTCGTCTGGGCGCCGACATCGCTGAAGCTCGTCGGCCGATAGAGCGGCGTGTAGGTCGGCGTCATGATCGTTCCGATGAGCAGATAGCCGATCTTGTTCTGGAAGTCGGCTACATTCTGCGTGGCGATCGGCACGATCGTGCCGCCGGCGAAGCTCGGATCGACGAAGTACACGTAGTACGTCTGGCCCTGCGCCAGCCCGGTGATCGTGGAAGGGCTGGGCGTGAAATAAAGCGTCGTGCCGGCGGGAGTCCAGCTGAAGGCCGCGACTAAAATCTGCGCGCCGCCACCGGAAAGCGCCTGCGCCACCAGCGTGCCCGCGGGCGCGACCGGCTGCCCGCTGGTGCTGGAGACGGAAAGCGACAGGCTCACCGTGTAATTCAGCTGCTGCGTCCAGGCCGATGTCGCGCCGTTGGCGCGCAGCGAGCGGATCTGGAAGTCATAAGCCAGCCCCGACACCACGCCGGTCACGTAGGCCTGCCCCAGCCCCACGGCGACGTTCTGCGACTGGATCCACTGCGTCGTCCCGTTCAGCCGGTACTGCACCTGAATCTGGGTGACGTACACGTCCAGCGGATCGGTCCACTCCACCAGCACCCGCGGGATCACCACGCCGTCCGCGCCCTGCACGGCGGTCGACGCGCCCGAGGTGCAGGACATGGCCGTTGGCGCCGCAGGGATGTAAGGCGCCTGATTCACCGTGGTGGGCACGTCGTAGACGGTGAGTTCCTCGCTGATCGACCATTCGTACACCGTGGTATCGGTCTCCGCCACAGGCACCGTCACCGTCAGTTGCGGCGGCGACTGCACTTTGCCGTCGTTGTCAACCTCGCCGCCCTCGAGGGCCCACTGCGGCTCGCCGGCCACCTCGAGCAGCTTGCCCGTCCAGCCGAACGGCGTAAAGTTTTGCGTGAAGGTGTCCATCGCCTGCAGCGCGTAGCCCGCGATCTTCATCTTCAGCGAGCCCGTGCCCTGCCAGCGGTTGCGCAGCAACTCGATCTTGGCCAGCCGCTGCGCCTGGGAGACGGAGAGCACCGCCTTGAGCTCCAGCTCGAGCGGCAGCTGGTTGCTGTAGGGAATCCATGGCGCCGGCTGCCAGTCGCTGGGCGAGGTCCCCGGCGCGGCTCCCGTGCTCGCGGCCAGCGCCGTGTAGAGCGTGCCGTTGCAGCTCACCTGCGCGCCCGTGGTATAGGCGGTGAGCGGGTTCCAGATCACGGCGGCGGAGAAGGGCGCGACGCTGGTGCTCGCGGCGATCGCGCGATAGATCTGCGAGGTCCCGGTGCCGTAGAGCACCACATCGCCCACCGCGTAGGCCGCCGTCGAGCTCCAGCTGCTGACAGCTCCCGAGTCCTGATTCAGGTAGTCGTCGCTGGCGTAGCCGTGCAGATAATCCGCCGCGTATTGCGGGAAATTCGTCGGCTGAAAAGCGAAGGGGAAGTTGTTCTGGATCGAGCCGTCATACCAGCCATTGGCGTCGTAGAGGTCTCCGGCGATGTTGTACGGGTAGTTCGGCGCGATGTACGTGCCGTTGACCCGGTTGATCAGCTTGTCCGGCTCGCGATAAGGCAGCCATTCCGGGGGCGCCAGCAGGATGTTCTCATCGAGGGTCGCTGTCGGACCCTGATAGTACGCCGGCCAGAGGAACCACTCGCCGCCGGTGCGCGACAGGCGGCCGTCCATCGCCTGCAGAAAAACCTTGATCGCCTCGCCCGGCGGCGTCGAGGTGTCGTAGTGCCATGCCGCCGCATAGCGCGCCTCGGTCAGCGATCCCGCCGGATACGCCGTCGTCGGGGCGCAGGCGAGCGTCTCGTCGCAGACGTTGGCCGCGGCGATCAGCTGCGCCTGGTTGACCGTCGTATCGCCCAGGCCCAAGGTGGGCCCGCTCAGGATGTCGTTGACGATGAGGGCGGCGTTGCTGCTGTAGCCGGAGAGCCCGGTGCGCGGATCGTAGATGTCGTTCTTGCCGTGCTGCGTGAACCGAATCTCAGGAAACTGCGGGAACATCGCCGCGTCGTATTCGACCTTCAGGTAGACATAGGCGCAGCCGCCCAGCCAGGGCGAGCCCGCCGCGCCGGTGGCCCAGGCGATGTCGTTGGCCGTCAGGGCGCCAATCACATCGTCCTGCGCCTGGTCGCCGAAGCGCGCCTCGCAGTAGACCAGCGTCCCGAAGTTGTAGTGCTGTCCGTTGGGCCCGATGTAGGTGCCGTCGCCGTCGATGCCGCCGCCGGTCGCCGCGGATCCGCCGAAGTTGTAGCCGTTCCGCGTGGTGTTGCCGGTGCCGGAGTTCCAGAACACCTGACGGCCGTCCAGATAGAGGTTCTCGATGGCCTCGATCACATGCGTCGCCAGAACGATGACCATGTTGAACTGGTCATGCTTGCCGCCGGTGGTCGACTGGTAGACGATCACGCCGCCCACGCGCTGCGTGCCGTACACGATCTGGCGGTACTGCGCCGGCTGCCGCGTGGTGATGTTCATGCCGCGCTGCTGCGTCAGCGCCTGCGCGATCGCGCCCGCCTCCATGCTGACGCCGCCGGCGAGCAGCGGCGTAACCAGCGCGTTCACGAAGGGCGCCATGGCCGCGGCGAAGCCCCCGGACATCACGGTCGCGATCCCCCACAGGGCCGCGTCCGCGCCGAGCATGGAGGCGCCGGCCAGAGCCTTAGACATGCCAGCTCCTTACGATTTGCGCGTGTTTGCCGATCAGCATCAGGTGCCAGCCCTTCGCGCCCGGCGCCACGACGTGCGCGCCCGTCAGGTGGATGAGCCCGGACTGCAGCTGCGGCTGTCCCTCCTCCGCAGGCGCTGTGAACACAACCAGGTCGCCGCGCTGCGCCAGCAGCGGATACTTCCACTCCGGCAGCCCAAACTTCGCCGCGCACCATGCCGCCGCGTCCGCAATCGTCGCCCCGCCGGCGATCGCGCGGATCGCAGACAGCGCCGAGGTCTCGTCGGTGTACTTTCCGCGGAAGTCGGCGGCAATGTCGACGCCGGTGAGCGCGAGGATACCGTCGGCGGCAAAGGTGGCGCAGTCGTTCGTGCCCCAGGCAAACGGCTGCCGCGCGCGCTCGACCAGAAAAGTGTGGTACGCGCGCGTTGCCCAGTGCTCGGCGCGCACCAGTTTCTTCGCCGCGCTGGCTGCATGCGCGTTCGCAACAACGGGAGAGGTCATCTTGTTTAGGTCGCCTGGCCCCAGATCAGAGCAATGTCGTTGAGGATTTCGACGCAGTTGAAGGCCGAGTCGTCGGGGTAGTAGAGCCGCTGATCCGCTGCCGTATAGCGCCGGCAGGTGGGGCGCGAGAGCTGCGCCATCTTCGTTTGCAGCCCCAGCCGGAGGGTGAACTTACCCGGATCGGGAACCGCCTGCGGCTGCCCCATGGTGCCCTGCCACAGCAGATACGGCGTGCCGTGCAGCGCGCCATTCTGCCACGAGCCCATCCAGATCTTCACCGGGCCATTGGGCTGGCAGTCCGTCAGTGCTTCGCCCAGCATCGTCTCGTCGATCCCGGACATCTCGACGTAGGCCGCGTTTTCCATCACCTCGGCCGTGCCGGAGCCGATCGGGCCGATTTTGCCCAGCGTACCGATGCCCAGAAAGGTCATCCCGTTCCATGTCAGCGTGCCCGGGCCGCTCCATGCGCCGATGGTCTGCGAGCGGAAGCCGAACTGCGCCAGCACGACCGGAGCAAAGCTGGGCCCCGCCATGTCGGCGGCCAGGGTTGCATCGAGATCGCGGGGCATCTTACCTCACTTCCAGCGCCGCAAAGCCGAGCGTGGTCAGCCGGCGCGGCGAAGCCTGCAGCGAGCGGCGTCCCTGCGGCAGGCGAAACAGTCCCTTCGGACACTTCAGGATCAGCGCTTCGCCGGCGCTCGGCGCCTCGCGCAGCGAAGGCCAGATGGAGATGGTCGCGGCGCCGCTGTTGTCGGAGCTGACATCGGAATCCACCACCATATGCAGGCGGTAGCCGAGCTGGAAGCGATCGCCGCGCAACAGAACGCGCGCCTGATCGGGTTGCCAGCCAGTCGTGCCGATCGTCGACGTCGTCGCCGCATAGGTGCCGCTGTCGATCTTCGGCACGCCGAGGGCGGACCCCAACGGCTTCATGTGGCGCGGATCGGCGAGCTTGAAGACGTTCAACGGGCCGCGCAGCTCGGCGAGGAAGGCCTCCCAGGGCGCCGCTTTGGCCGTCGCCATTGGCGGCAGGGTGATCTTCGCATCCCACCAGTCGGCGCCAGGCCACTGCAGCACCTGCTGCTGCAGCGTGTAGGGCGACGCCATGAGGGTGACGAGATCGTTCCAGCCGATCTCGATGTCGGCCGGACCCGGCGACGCCGGCATCGTCACCAGCCCGTAGCTGGTTCCGTTGATGGTGATGGTCTGCATGGATGGCCTTTTGTGCGGTTGTTAGTACGGGTATCCGTAGCCGGTTTCGACCCAGTTGCCACCCGTGCAGAGGACCTTGCAGGCTGTCGATCCGCCGGAGGTGTAGGTCGTGCCGCTCGTGCAGGCAGTCGAGTCTGAAACGTAGGCGGTGACCTGGTTGAGCAGACTCCGGGCTGGCCTGAAACGCCGTGCAGGTTCCCGATGTAACCTCCATGCCGATATAGTCGTTTGCGTTCCATGATCCTGTGAGGGTCAAGCCAGTATGCGTAATTCCGGTGGGCGTCACCGATCCGAGCGAAGTGCTGGTGCCACCATCGGGTTTTCTGCAATCAATTGCAGCTGGCTGCGCCGCTAATTCTCCGCCTTCATGCTTGGATCGAGCAGGGGCCACGCCGCGCCCACCACCAGCGGTCCATAGACCTGGCCGATGCGGTCCTTGATGAGCGATACATCTTCGATGGACAGCACGGCGTGCTTGTTGCCATAGATGTGGCGCGCCAGCTCGTCACGCTGAAACTTCACCTGTCCGGTAAGGCCACGGTCCTGATCGGTCACCGATTCGAGCGCGTTCACCGCCACATCGCCCAGCGTAGCAGCGGGCGAGTTCTTTTCCGCTGTGAGCAGGATCGGCTTACCGTCTAGCCCGTGCAGCGGCTGTGTGAAATCGATAGTGCCCTTGACCTGGGCTCCGGCAAGTGTGGCCGCACTCAACAGCAGTGCATAAAGAAAGTACCTCATTTGTGTCTCCTCTTAGTTGCTGTAGTACGGAACCTTGACGGCGGTACCGGCGAGATTCCAGGTTAAAAAGCCTAGTGGGTTAGCGGGCAGCGTGGCGGCTCCCGCTGTCGCCGTCGTGACCGTGCTGCTGCCGATGCCAAGCTGCCCCGTGGTGACGCTGGGCGCGGCCCCGGTGATCGTGGCAGTTAGAAAGGTGGCTGCTCCGCTGCTCGTCAGAAAATTCCACGAGTCATACTGGAGCGTGTGCTGGGTGCTGTTGGTGGCTGTAGCTCCACTGTCATTGATCTCCGTAGCATCGGATGCTGCTACAACCGAATGAGAGCCTAAAGCGAGGGAATATTGTGTCCCAGTGCCCGAGCAGGAGCCACCCAGGATGGTGTTGTATTGCTCACCGGAACCTGTGCACGCGGCATAATATCCGATCACAACATTGGTACCGTTGCTGCCCGCGTCTGATGCACTGTACCCCAGGACCAGGCTCTGATACGCAGCTGTGGCCGCCTGGCCAATCACCGTTGCCCTGGACGCTCCTGCCACAATATTGGCAGTGTCACCAAGGCAGGTATCCTGCGACTCGCTGCCCGTGGCCGCATCACAGGCGTGGAACCCAAAGGCGCTGTCCTGTGTGCCCGTCTGCAAGCGATAGAGTGCCCACGCGCCGAAAGCACTGATGCCGCTGGGCGTGGTCAGTGCACTCCCTGCTTCCATGCCATACAAAGACAGCCAGCTCGCTGTCGTGGCATTTGCCCCAGCTCCGGCGGCAAGGATCGTATTTCCGTTGCCACTCGTCAGTGCTGAACCGGGGACGCCCCAGGGGTTTGAGGTACCGCCGGTTCCCATCGCGATGTTGGCGGACCCTGTTGTGATGGAATGCCCTACATTAGGGTTTGTCCCATTCGGCCCGGGCTGGATGAAGATGTTGTACTGTGCAGTTGGCAGTGTGCCCGTGCACGGATATGGGGAACCTAGACCGCTGGCGTTGTCTGGCCCAGCCACGCCAGCGCCCAACAGAAGATTGGGACCCGTGTTAAAGAGGCAGCCTCCCGCGCCGGACCCTACAACCGTCGATTGCGTCTCGACATAGGTTGTACTCGGGGTCAGGCCGGTGGCCGCAAACAGCTGGGAACCCAGGTTGACGTTGTTCGTGCCTCCCAGGAATGTAGTGTTTGTACCGGCTGTGTTGGCCCAGTCTGCAATCGTCGAACCTATGTCGATGTTATCGGTCCCGCCGCCTTCGTAGTAGTTGTGGTTTCCGATGATTACGCTGCTGTTCTCACCCGTGCCGAATTCATAGGCTTTCATCCCGTACACAACGTCTTCTGCGCCGGTAGTGTCCGCCTGACAGGCGAAGGAACCTACGCAGGTCATGTTGCCATCTTCACCGCCCAGGCTTGCTGAGCCTACCTTAAACTGCCCGGCATCATTGCCGATGTACACACTCCCGTTGGCATAGAGCAGGTTTTGCCCCGCCTGCCAACCAATACAAATCACGCCTTCCTGGGCAGCCGTTGGCGATCCGCTGCCATACAGCGGGCACGCGCCACCGAGAAGCACCGCCCCGGACTGAAGGCTGTTAATCGGCCACGTCGGAGAGCGATTCAGGACATAATTCCCGTTCGAATCGGAGAGAGCCGCGCCCAGGTTCGCAACCGTTGCCGCACTTAATCCGCCCGCGCCGTTGGATGTTTGCACAGTTCCAGCCGACCCCGCAGCGGAGACAGAGCCGGATAGCCCAGTCGCTCCAGTCGCCCCCGTTGCCCCTGTGGCCCCTGTGGGACCCACTGGCCCGGCGAGCCCGATCATCACCCCGGGCGTAGTCGTCGGGATATAGCTGTCAAGGTTGCAGAGGCCGGCGACGCAGCTCATCGGCGAGCTTTCCGTCCATTGCGGCTGCAGGCAACTGTACCCGGATCCCGGTCCGCCCAGCAGGACGCTGCCGCTGGTGTTGTCGGTGACCGTGAGTTGATAGCAGGGATTCTGCGGGTTGCTGAGGTTGGTATCGACGAGCCGCGCGCTGCCGGCCTGCAGCAGCGGTGCCGCGAATGCGGCGGTGTTACCGGACGTAATCGCCAGCGAGTTGATCACGGCTCGCACCAGAACGGATGTCACCCCGCTCGGCACAGTGAACTGGACAGTGTAATAACCCCCCACCGCACCCAGCGTGGCCGCAACCGCGCCCAACTGCGTCCCCGAACCTTCGGCCCACACCTGCCAATACAAGCTGCCAGCAGTGACATCAAGGGCGTTCATATACCCCGTGAACGTATAGGTCTGCCCTGGAACCACCGTAATCGCAGCAGACTGCGAATACGCGTTCGTGCCATTCGCGGACGTGTTTAACTGGAAGAAATTGACGCCCGCCAGCCCTACCGAGCCTGGCTGAATGCTCCAGCCCGCCCCAGGATTCGACCACGTCGTCCAACTCGTCAGGATCGGGTCCGGTACCAGATTCGTGCCCGCGGCGGTGGGGTCGGCCGCCTGCCACGTCCCAACCAGCGCGCCGTTATTCACCGGGCCCGACGAACAGCGGGGCGCGGCCTGGCCGCCGGAGCTCGAACCGATATGCACGCCGATCGGCGTGCCGCCGGCATTCACGAGACAGAACGTCGCCGTCGCATTCGTGATCGTGGCTCCGCCGCCGCTCTGGTCGATCAGATTGGCCGCCGTCATCGTCACGTAGCCCGTCTGCGCGAGGGCGCACGGCAGCAGCAGCAGCGCGGCGAGCGCGCCAGGAATCCAGCGTTTCATCGGAGATCTCCCCCAAAAGAACAGCCCCGCGGTGAGCGGAGCTGTTGTTGTGTTTCGCGCGCCCTGTCTGGCGCAGTGAACGTAAAGTGCTCGTCCAACGACGAAAAGCCTCACAGTCGCGCCGTTCCCGGCCGCGCCTTGTTGTAGGCCCGCACCGTGGCGATCGTGCGCGCGTCCAGGTGCGGCAGGTACGACTTCATGGCGCGATGCACGGCGGCTTCGGTCGCGGTTGGATCGTGCGCGCCGCGCGCGTCCACATGGACGTGCGTGTCTCCACCGCCGGCGCCGCCTCCGAAGTCTCCGTTCGGCACAATGCGCCCGGAGCTCGCCGGCATGAACAGCTCCGGCCCGTTCTCGCCGACGATCGCCGGCATGTTCGACGGAATCGGGCCTCCGGAGGCAAAGCCGGGAATCATATGCGTCAGCGCCGGCAGCACTTTCGAGAGCGCGCCGCCCAGCGCACTGTTGGGCACGATGTGACCGGCCCGGCTCGACATGAACAGCTCCGGCCCATTCTCGCCGACGATCGCCGGCGTATTCGCCGGAATCGGACCGCCCGAGGCGCGGTGCGGAATCATTTGCGTCAGCGCCGGCAGCACCGTGGAGAGGAAGCTGCCCTTGCTGCTGCCCGTGGTGCCCGCGGGACCCGATGCGCCCAGCGCGCTCAGCAGCAGCGACCCAGCTCCCGTGCTGTCGAGAGTTCCGCCGGCGGCGCCCGCTGCTGCGATCAACCTTACAAAAAGCGGATCGGACTGCGTCCCGGTCGGCTTCGACTTGCCAAAGCCGAGCTTCGACATCAGGCCGCCCTCGCCCATCTGCAACGCGGAATCGAGGCCCTTTGCGCCCAGCGAGCGGAACTGGCCACCCACCGCATTCGTGATCCCGCGGCGATACTCGACGCCGCTCGTGGTGTGCGCCATGACCGCACTGGAGAACGCCTCATTGAAGCCGCTGATGGCGCTCGTCATCAGCTGCGTCAGGTGCGCGGGCAGATCCGTGAAGGCCTGCGTCATGCGATCCGTCGCCTCGCGCAGCGCACCCAGCGAGGTTGTGGCCTCCTGCGCGGCTTCATCCTGCTGCGATTGTTTCCCGTACTCCTGCAGGGCTTGCGTCGCGCCCGGCACGGCCAGATTCGGGAACTGCGCCGAGAACGAGGCGGACGCCGCCGACCAGTTCGCAAAGCTCTCCTGATGGACCGTCATCAGGGCCTGCGCGGCGCCGGCGCGGGAGAGCTGCCCGCTCTGCTCCTGCAGCCGGATCGCTTCCTCCGCGAGGCTATCCGCCGCCTTGCGCTGCTGCTCGGCCGCAGCGAAGGCGCGCGTGGCGCCCTCCTCCGTTTGGCGTTTGATCTCTCGCTCGTGCGTGTCGTCGCCGACATACTGCTCCTGCAGCGCGGCGTGCACGCGATCGCTCGACGAGTCGCCCGCTTCTCCGGAGCGCATCTTCTCGATCACGTCTCCGGTGAACTCCTGCTGATACTGGACCTGACTCGCGGCACGCAAATCATTTGCCTTTTTCAGCGCGTCAGTGTACAGCATTGAGCCTTTCGTCACGCTGTCGGCACGCTTTTGCCAAAAATCTGCATCCTCGTCGAGGCTCATGACATGCTTCGACTTCTGCTCCGAAAGTTCTTTCTCCCACGCCTGCATTTGCTGAGCACCGCGCTCCTTTGCCGCGGCTTGTAGCTCGCGCGCGTGGGTCAGCGCATCCGCAACGCTTTTCTTCTGCTCGTGCTGCCCGCTCAGGCTGTCCATTCTGTCCTGCTGCTGCAGAATCGCGAGATAGCCCTGGGCGATGTTCAGATTCGGGTCCTGGTCGCCGGTAATGTTCGCCGCACGGTCGGGGCTGGGCTTGCGAACGTCGATCTCCATCTGCATGTTGGCTTCCGCCGCCTGTCGCCGCTGTGCGAGTGCAGTCTGCGCCGACTTCGCCTGCACACTGTCCGGTCCGAATGCGTGCACCGCCTTGTCGAAATCCTTCGCCTTATTCGCCAGCTCCTGATTCCAGTAGTTGACGTCTCCCGCGACGGCCGTCGTTCGCCCCTTACCGGTGAGCAGCTCGCCGAGCGACCCAATTTGGTTCTGCTTCAGCAGCTCCGCAATCTCGCGATTGTCGCGCATGAGCGACTGCTCCAACTTATCGGCCGCGATACGCGCGTCGTCGATCGCCGTGGCCAGATTGTTTTGCGGCCGTCCCTCGAGCTTCGCGATTTGATTGTCGAGGGCATCGTTCTCCTTCTGGAGCTCGTCGGCCGCCGACTGACCACTCAGCAACGATTCCCGAAAGGCAGTCTCCAGCGCCTGCGGGATCCTGTTCGTCTTCTTGATGAAGTCCACAACCTCGTTGCCCATTCGCGCAAATACGCCCAGAAGGGCGACGGCTCCGACAACCGGGAAGGCCACCTGCAACGCGCGGCCCACTCCAGGAATCGTGGCGAGGAACCTTTCCGCGGCGCGGATATTGTTCGTCATGTTGCCTTCGGCAACACGCAATGCGGCCGATGAGGCCTGCCAGGGCGCAACCATGCCATGCCCGGCAGCCGCGCCGCTCCGCCCCGCCGCCCCGGCTTTGGCGGCGAACGAGTCCATCTGTTTTTGCATCGAGGACAGCGCGGCACTGTAGCTGGTCGCATCTGCCGCGAAGATGATTTTTACACTGCCCGCCTCGGCCATCAGTAGTCCTCCCCGGTGTAGTTGTCTTCCGCCCCACGCCCTTCGTAGACGGAACTTGGCACCGCGCCCAGCTTGACATCCCGCCGCATCGTATCGACAGCCACCTGCACCGCTTCTTCGCGAAACCCTTCATAGGCCAGACGGATGAAAGAGTGAGCTTTCACCTCACCCACCTCCGAGCCCGGGCCCTTATATTTCACGTTTCCGAAGATCGTCCTCTTCAATTGGGAGGTCCCGCCGCGCACCAGCCGATGACCGTATTCAACCCATCCCGCCTGGCGTCGCGTGTACTTCCCCGGCCCCACAAACACAGCCAGCAGCCCCTCGAATCGCCCGCGTCGAACTTCAATGTCCTGCTTCATGGCTCCGGCCGGGAGCGCGTCGCCGCTGGGCAGATCCGGCCTCTCTGGCGCCGCTTCGGCAATGGACCGCCTCATCGCTTCGCCACCGGCATCGAGCCCGTGACGAATTACTCGCTTGATCTGAGAGTCCTTCATCTCGCTGAGCTTCGCATCGAGCTCACGCAAGCCCTCGATTTGGATTGTGAACCCGCCCACCGCCGTGCCTCCAATAAGAAAGCCGCCCCGAAAGGCGGCTTCAAAACTCGTTACTTTCCTTTTAACTCAAGCGGTTCGCTTCCGCAGCATGACCAGCCCCGCCACGAGGAAGCCGGCCCCGGCGATGCCCTCGATGGTCCACATGTTCCTCTCTGCATCCGCTCGCGCGGAATCGGCATCAAGCGCGGCGCTATCCCCGGCGGATATCTCCGCAAAGCCACGCTGAATACGTTCAGCCGCTGCCTCCGTGTCGTTCCTCCACTGCACGAACACCGCGCCCAGTAACAGCACCGCAACCGCGATCGCGACCCATCCTGCGAGCTTCATGGGGAGACTCTCCCTTCCAGAACCGCCAGGATAGCACCCCCTCCAGGGATGTCAAGTCCCACAAACCGGTTATTCGGAATGCTTTTTCAGGTAATCGTCCTTGCAGTGTTTGGCGATCGCTTCCGACAGCGACTGCAGCCCCGCCGGCCCGCTCATGGCCTTCCGCACCTGATACGCCCACACCACCGAGCTATCTTTCGTTCGCACCAACTGCACCGACACGGCCGAGAAACCGTTCATGCCCGCGCAGTCCAGAAACAGGCACCTCGCGACCTTCCCCGCGCCGCTCTCGTCTTTCGACATGACCGGTGCAGCCTTCAGCACGTACTCCGCATGCTCCGGGTCGATGACAATCGACACCGGAACATGTTTCCTGATCATGGCCGCCGTGATCGACGGCGCGAAGGTACTGTCGGCGTCGATGAAGATAGTCGGCGCGGACTGCGCATGACCTATCGCGCAAGTTAGCAAACTTATAACTGCCAGCAGCTTCAACATGTTTCCTCCGGAAAGCCGTCGGCAGTATACCACTGGCAGTCCCACTATCCCGCGTCCGGCGTCTCCACCGTCGTATAGCCGGCAAAGCCGCTGCTCATGAACCGACGCCAGTTGTCGGCTACCTCCCTGCGCCGCCACGCGGTCATGCGAACCGGCTTGCTTATGTCTGGCACCGCCGCCTTCCTCTTCACGTCGGCCACCCACTGCGACGGCATGAAATCCTGAATCCGCGCCGGATCCTTGGGCGCTCTGACGCTGTAATTCACCGCCTTTTCAGTCAGCTGAGCGAAAAGAAGCTCGTTGCGCTCAACACCGGCCCTTCTTCGGGTCAGCAGGGCGTCAAGCTTGCGCGGCGTGAGCCGGAAAAAGTCGGCATCACTGAGATGCAGGTCGTATCGGGCGACGGACCAGAGATGCAGCCAGAGCTCCTGCTCGCTCAGGCTTTCTGTGTCGTCCCCTCCCGAGGGTTTCTCTTTGGGTCGGTCATCGCTGCGGCATAGGCGGCCGCCAGACCCTCAATGATCGCCGCTCCAGTTCTCAGATTCGTGAGCTTTTGCGCCTTCGACCATTCCATCTTTGGATGGAAGCGGTGCGCCGCCGCGTAGAAGATCGCAGCGAGCGTGTCCACGTCGAGCGTGTAAAAGTTGAGCGAGTGGAGAATGTTGATCTCCACGCCCTGCTCCTGCAGCTTTCTCTTCGCCTGCGCCAGCGCCGCGAAATCGAAACATAACCTGAACTTCTCGCCGTCGATGTCGACGTAGGTCTCCGGCAACGTCGGATCGGAAAATTCCGAAGAACCGCCTGGCTGATTTTTTCTCATTTTTACACCCTTAAAAAGATCAGGGCCGGAACGTTGCCCGGCCCTGCGTTGCTGCACTGCTGCACTACCTCACCGGGAGAAACTTAGCTGCCGGCGGTGAACGCCACCGGGCCCGACGTCTTCAGCTTCATGCTGAAGGTGACCTTCTTCGTCGTCTCGATCTTGAACGACTGGCTGAGCACCAGCGCATTGAAGACATACTTGTCGCCGCTGGTTGTCTGCGCCGCCGTCTTCGGCAGCGTCAGGGTGAACGAGGACAGCGAACCCGCGGCATAGGCCGTTTCCACGGCGATCTGGCCGGCATCGGAGCTGACGCGGTTGCCGGTGACGGAGTACTCCATCGACTTGCGAATGGTCGTGATGAACTCTTCGTCCGAACCGGATTCGAAGTTCGTCACGTCATCCGTGTTCCATTCCGGCAGATCCATCGGAACGTTGTCGAGCTCGCCGATCAGCGTGGGCGTCGCGCCGATGCCGAGGGTTGTTCCCCGGCCCGCCTGGGCCTGGGATCCGGTATATCCAGTCATGTGCGTGTCCTCCTGTTTATGGGGTGAAGTTGTGCAGCACGTAGAACTCGAGCATGCGGCGACGGAAGCGCGAGTCGCCGCTGAAGAAATCGACGCCGGGCGGATTGATGATCCAGCAGCTCATCACCGTCGTGCCGTCGCTGAGAACGCCGGAATAGCCGTCCAGCAGATGCGCCACGGCGTTCGCCAGCGTCTTCGCCTGCGGTTTCGTGAGGCCCCAGCAATCGATCTGCAGGCGCGAGCGCCGCGGGCCTGCGCTGGTGAGCCCCGGATCGTTGCTGCCGCCCACCCACTGGTACGCGAGGCAGGGATACTGCGCGATGTCCTCGGGCACGACGCCATCGAAAATGGACTCTACGCCGCCCATCTTCAGATTGGCCTGAACGCCGCTGTCTCCGGCGAGCAGCGCGGTGATGCCGACGTCGATGTCCATCTATTGCGCTCCGTCGACTTCCTTGCAGTACAGCAGCAGCACGCGGTTGCGTTCGAGCACGTTCTCGATGTAGAGCACGGTGAACGTCCTCGATCCAAAAGCGACCTGGTAGCCGGCCTTGAGCACATCCGGCGTCCAGCGCACCTTAACGACATGCGAGCATTCCGACACGAGCTGGTTCGCCTGCGAGGTTTCCCTGCCGCCGGCGGTGTAGATGGCGGCGTTTGTGGACCGTACCGGCGTCCAGCTGGACGGCGTGACGGAGGCGCCATCGGGGCCCGGCGTGGAGCTGGGCGAGTTGATCGCGATCGGATGCCGCAGCTCGCCCGCGCGGACGACGAGCGGGTTGTTGCCCGGCCGATAGATCCCCGCGAAGCCGCCCATCAGCTCACCAGGTTCCTTTTTGCGCCGCGCAAACTGGCGACAACGCGCGGCACGGCCTGGTCGACGACGGCTCCCTGCTCAAAGAAGAACTGCGCGTGAAACAGGATAGAAAGCTTCGTCGACTGAGGGACCTGCAGGCCGAGCCAGGCACTCACATCGGAAACCGCGCGCGCCGGCGCCGTCGCCAGCGTGGCATTGCCGGATCCGTCCACCGAGAGCACGTTCGTCACCAGCGGCGCGTTTCCCGATCCGGCGCCTGGAATCGAGATAGGCGTCCCCGTGTCGCCCGCCATCGCGGGCGCGTCGTCCGGATTGAAGACGAAGCCGGGCGTCGCGATGACAGGATTGTTCTCCTGCGCCGTCACCATAACCGGACCCCCATACCCGCAGCGAAACTGGATCATCGTGTTCGCCGGCACCATGCGCTGTGGCGGCCACGGCCGCGCCCACGGCGGCGTGAGCCGCGCCGGGATCGTGTGCCCGCCCGGCTCCAGCTGGTAGCCGTAAAACGGCTCGGCGGGATTCGTCCCGTAGGTCGTGTCGCGCGTGAGCGTCTGTACCGTGCCGCTTGTGTCGACGTACTGGAACGACTGGACCGACTGAAACGGCGGGAAGGGCAGCTGATACTGCGGATAGCCGTTGCGGTCGTAGCGCAGCGAAACCGAGGGGAACGAATCGCAGCGCAGCAGCCAGGTCTGCGTGATGAGCTTCATCCGCGCCCAGTCCTCATAGTCCTCGCGGGCCGCAATCAGGAATGACATCAGCGTGGTGTCATGCGTCGTGTCGGTGGCCGGGATCTCGAGCATATTCTTGAGATCCACCAGAGCCACCGGCTCGGCTGCGGGCGCGATGATGCGTCGAAGCGATTCCATCTACTTCCCGCGGACCTCGTCAGTGGGCTTCACCCGCGTAACTCGCGGCGACTCTTCTTCCCGCGGTGGCAGCGTTCGCAAAATCGGCCTAATCTGGGGAGCTGCCTCGCCCGCCCCTGGTCCGTCGAACTCCGCGCTTGCGATCTTCAGGCCGACCTCTCCCTGCGGTCCGTCGTGAAAGACGTGCAGAATACACGTGTCGGCCGGCAGGCCATCCCGGATGACCTCGTAGCCGCCGGGGTGTAGACCCGGAGCAAACATCTGAACGAGGATCTCGTTCGAAATTCGAAGAACGCGCATTCCCATTGTTCGGTACCTCCATCCAGCATTTCGAGGCGGCGCGAGGCTCCCGCCGGAGAGCGAACTGCTGCCCGGCGGGACCCCTGTTTACGAAGTGGCGGAAGGCGACTGATCGCCGGTATAGCGCCCCGCGGAGAGGACGGCCACCGCCGAGACGTAATCCGCATTCGCGCCATTGGTAATCTGCAGTTGCACATAGGGCGAACCCTGCGGCAGGCTGGCAGCATCGAGCTCGATCACGTAGAAGATGTTCGCGTTGGCGGAAGGCGTGTAGCCCGTGGCCGCGACCGCCTGGCGCGTCGACAGAACATCGTTCGACAGACCGGCTGTCTCCTGCGTGAAGAGGTTGAACGGCTGCGCGGCGGCTCCGTCACCGGCGGCATCGGTGCACGCGTTGAGGAGAATCTTGGTGGCCGCCGCCGCCTGAGCGCCCAGCTGGATGAGGATGCTGGCGTGCTCGTAACCCTCCATGTTGAAGATCTGTCCGGTGACGCCGCCCGACATATTCTGCGGCGACAGGACGCTGACCACGTGCCCATCCTGTGCTGCCCAAAAGCCTCGTTCCATGACACGAATCCTTTCCCGGCATAAAGCCGAGCGCGGTGAAGAGTGAGAGGTCCGGCGCGGCGACCGGTAAGGCCCGCCGCGCCCGAGCGATTACCGGGTCGCCAGGGTGACAACCGGCGAGAGCGTAGGCGCGCTGGTCGCTTTTGGCGTCAGCGGCTTGTTCCACCAGCACTGCCCATCGAGGCGCACCATGAAGCGAAGCGCCAGCTCGCCGGTGAGGAAGGCGACATGGATGGAACTGTCGGCCCGAACCTCGTTGCGTTGCGCGAGCAGGTACTGCGTCGGATCCATCAGGACGATGTCGCCCTGGGTGGAGAGATTCGCCGTTTGCTCGATGGGAATCACCGGACGGCCGAACAGCAGCCCGTAAGGACTGTTGTTGCCGTTCTGCCCCGGCGGCGTGTACATGAGGATCTGACCGAGGCTCGGCGAACCGAGGGTGAGGGGGTACAACTGCGGCTCGGCCGACTGGTTGATAAACCAGCAAGCGTTCTTTCTGGAGGGAGCCCACAGCCGGGCCCACATGTTGAGGAGGTTTGTGGTCGAGATCGTGCCTGTTGCCTGGCCGGAATCCTTGGCCTGCACGACGGTGGCGGCGCTCTTGGCGTTCAGCACGCCCAGAGGCAGCCCCGCGCCGCTGCCATTAATGACGGCGTCGTCGATCTTGAAGCCGAATTCGTTCGGGAAAACCTCTTCGATATAGGACGACACCGCGGTGGTATCCTCCATCAGTTCCTCGGTCAGATACGCGAGACCGATGAGCTTGTTGGCGACGAGCTGTACCTGCCGGAACTTCGGCTTGGTGCCCGTGTAGGGTGCGCCTTCCGCCTCCCAGTAGGCCAGAATGCCGCCCCACCGGCTGCCGTCGGCGCGGCTGGTTTCGTCGACTGCGTTGAGAATCATCCGCAGCGAGTTCATGGTCATCTTCCGGCAGCGCTTGGCGACTTCGCCGACATCGTAGCTGCGCTGCAGCAGATCCGTGACGAATTCGGGCGCGATCGGGAAACCGCCCTCCGCCGGCACGTTTTCGTTCGCTCCCAGCGCGGCGCGCAGGCGCGGATCCATGTTTGCGTGTCCGCTCTGATACGAACCGATGACCGCTCCGAAGAATTCGCCCTTGTTCCGCCAGGGCTTTTTCTCCGCGAGACTGTCGCCCACTTCGACGCCGGAGGGCGCGTTGCGCTCAAGCGTGGCCAACTTCTGCAGGCGGTCGATGTTCGCCTGATGGCCTTCCGCCTCGGCCGCCGCCGCGTCGAAAGCCGTGTTCTCTTCCGCCGTCATATCCCGATTTTCCGCGGCCTTCTGAAGAGCGGCAGCCTTATCGAGCGCCGCTGCCTTCGCCTGCTGCAATTTGCGCAGATTCATTTTCCATTCCTCTCTTTTCCCGGTTCGAAACTACGTGCACGTCAAGCGCCGCGGATCGCCGCCATCGGGCGGAGGCAGACGCCAGGGATAACCGGCTTTGGCCGGGGAACTTCATGAATTGTGCAATTTCGCAGGTGCGTTAAATACGCGCCAGCCGCAGCCGACGCGACCGCGCAGCTGCCGCCGGATTCGCGCCTTTCTTCGCCGCGCCGGAGGCCATTGCGCAGCCCTGACAGTCTTCTGCTTCCGGATCGCAGCCCTCATGCGTGCAGGAGCCGCAGTCGCCGGCGACGCACCCTTCGCATTCGCAGCTGCACTCCGCGTCGGAGGCATCGTCGACATTGTCGTCATCGATCACCGTGTCCGCGCGCAGTGCGGATCCGGATTCCGCGATCGCCGGCGGCTCAGTCGCGGCCGACGAGCCCGCGGATTGCTTCACGCCGAACTTCGCCAGCACTTCGTCGAGCGTCGCGATTCTGTCGGCGAGACCCTGCTTGACGGCATCCTGCGCCGTGAGCACGCGGCCCTGGCCGAATCCTCCGCTGACTGCCTTGACGGCGACGCCGCGACCGCGGGCAACCGCCTTCGTAAACATCCCGTAGAAGTCGTCCACCATGCCCTGCATCGCGACCCTCGCTTCCTCGCCGAGAGGCTCGTAGTTGTTGCCCTCCGTCTTGTAAGGTCCGGCCGAGATCAGCGTAACCTTGACGCCCACCTGGCTCAACATCTCCGAATCGTCTTCGTGCAGCTGGTACACGCCGATCGAGCCGGTGAGTGAGGTTGGACTGACGACTACTTCGTTGGCCTGAGACGCGATCCAATAGGCGGCGCTGGCGCAGAGGCAATCTGAAACCGCCGTGATCTTTTTCGTTCCCTGCTTTCGCGCGTTGTAAATCTCGGTGGCGAGCTCGTCGACGCCGGAGACCGTGCCGCCGGGCGAATCGACGTCAATCACGATTGCCTTAACGTTGGGATCGTTCATCGCCTGGCGAAACTGCTGGGTGAATTGCTGCACCGAGGTTCCGCTGGGCCCGGAGAAGTCGCCCGCGTAGCGCTGATTGATGATGCCGAAGAGCGGCAGCACCATCACCGAGCCCGGCTTGTCGGCCGAGAGAGCCCGCATGCGCGAGGCTGCGACCGCATTCTCCGCGCGGATCGCCGCGATCAGATCGGGCGAGACCGCGCCGCCGGCGATTCTCACATTCAGAAACTCCGCGATCGCCTGCAGCTTTTCCGGCAAAATCGCCCAGACCGAGGAATAGACAGCGCGAACGATCCGCGAATATTGCATCAAAGGACTCCTTCCACCGCGAGGGCTGCCAGAGCCGCCGGTTGCGTGGCGGCCACCGTTTCGATCCAGCGAATAGCGTTCGCGGCGTCCCCTTCGGCCATCCACCGCGTAAATTCCGACTTGCGCGCATCGCAACCTTGCTTCGCCCTGACCGTCGCGAGCGAGGTGAAGTGAAACACTCCGCAGATGAAGCGGAAGTGCTCTGCATAAAACTGCTCGATCTGTGGTGCGGAGGCCTCGTTCTGCACCATCTTCCGCAATGCATTCACTTCGCGACGGACACAGCGCGCGGCGCTGTCCTGCGCCATCAGCTCAAGACGGGAGCGCAGTGCGGACTGATCCTGCGGATCGGCGCCCGATCCCGTTTCCGGCTCCTGATCGTCGTCCTCCTCGGAAACTCCATCCTGATTCCCGGACGATGGCGGCAGCGCGGCCGGCGCATCGAGCGTCGTCCAGTTCAGAGGCCGGAAGTACTGACGCCCGATGCCGCCCTTAATCGGGTTCATATCCTCGAGCTCGCGGACGTCGTCAGGCGACAGCCAGCCATGCTCGATGGCCACCGCATAGCCGGTCGTGCGCGTCGCGAAGTCGCCGCGCAATAGTTCCGCCAGGGAGAACTTGGCATAAAAGCGATCGTCGTCCATCAGATCGCGCTGAATCGCCTGCTCCCACATCACCGCCATCGGCAGGACCGACTGCTGCGCATGCATCAGGTTGAATTGCTCGACGCTCGCGTAAGTGGCCGCACGACCCGTGTCAACCCCAATCAGGTGCGGCAGGATGTTGTGGATCGAGCAAATCTTGATGTCGGAGGCCTTCGAGGCGTCGAGCAACTGCATGTCGCTGGGCTTGACTCCCAGCGTCTTGATATCGACGCCGGGCGGCAGCAGCTTAATCTTGTGCCGGTTTTCCCCCGTTGCCGAAGCCAGAAAGGCGGCTTTATATTCCTCCTCGGCCTGCTTCGTTTCGAAATTTGTGCCGGTAACGATAACTCCCGACGCAGCGTCGTTCTTCAGGAACTTGCCGGCGTAATCCTGCTGCGCCAGGGCGACGCCATAGACGTCCATCGCCATGGTGATGCGCGACTGCCCCACCGCGCGGGAATCGGCCCAGTCGCGAACATGAAACACTTCGCCCTGCAGCAGCGTCCGCGTTGAGTTTGTGAGCGGGTCGTTATAGATGTAGCGCAGCCGGCCACTGCTGAGCATCTCGACCCGAACGTGATCCGGATGCATCGGGATCAGTTCGCCGATCACACCGCGGCTGCTGGTCAGAATCTCCGCATAGGCATTTCCGCGCAGCTCCACATGCCCCTGCAGCATCTGGTAGAACTCGAACGCCGTCTGCATGTCGTTCGGCCGCGAATGCAAAATCGGAAACAGCGGGTGCTTGCGAACGACTTTCTTTCCGCCGCCCGGGATGTCCGTATAGATGAGACAGGGCAGAACGGCCAGGGCGCGCGACTTGGCCCCCACCGCGGCGATCACCGTAGCCAGCCGTTTCGCCGTTTCCGGCGTCACCCTCATCCCGGAGACCGAGGGCGCTCCGATCGGCGTGTACCAGTAATCGTCCCACGGCGCCGGCGCGCCGGCGAGATCCGCGCGCGCGCCGTAAAAGCCTCGAGCCAGCGAACTGACAATCGTCACGGGCGTCTCCGCAGGGTTGCCGGGTCATAACCGAAAAGAAAGCCGAGCGCCGCGAGGACTATTCCTCCCACGATCAGGCCCAATGGATGCGACCAAACCCAAACACCGAAGATCGCGAGAGCGAGGCCGGCGAGGAACATCAGATCCGTGGCCAGACGCTTCGCCAGCTGCATCCACTCTGGTTTCACATGTACCCCATCATCGGCGGCGTAAACGGGCGACGCGTGTCGCCCACCATGGCCCGGTTCATCGCGTTCAACAGCGCGCTGTGCGGGTCGATCTTCTGGTTCCCGCCTTTTTCCTTACGCGGAAACACGTTCTCGTTGTTGTCCTCGCGCGCGATCACATTCGAGATGGCCCAGGCCAGCACCGGATCGCCGTCGTGATGGATCCTGCCGGCCAGCGAGGCGGCGTTGATCTCCTTCATCGGCGCCGACAGGTACTGCACCGTCTGCGGGATGCTCAGCACCACATCCTCGGAGAGCTTCAGCGCGAGTTCCTGCTGCATTTGCAGAGCCCCCCATGGATCGAAAGCCAAACACTGAAAGTCGAAGGTCCCGAGTTCGTCCTCGATTTCCTTCTGGATCGCTTCCAGCTGGATCTCCGCGCCGGCATGCGCCTGCAGCTGGTTGTCGGCAATCCAGCGTTCGTAGTGCGAATGGTCCCCATCCATCGCCCGGTCGTGCGGCACATAATGCCGGCCGAACACGTAGTAGTGCACCGCGCCACCGACGATGCGGCGAAACACCTTAACCCTCGAAGCCAGATCGTCCTTCGCTCCGAGATCGGTGCCTTCCCAGCACTTCTCGCGCCTGAACTGATCGAGATTCAGGCTTGGATCCGCACAGCGGCGCCAGGCCTCCACGTTGTAATACCCGATCGCCGCGTTGACCCACACGTTCTCGTGCTTTGTCTTGAACGTGTTTTGCTTGTGCGCGCTCTGGATCGCCTCACGCAGTTGCTTCTGCAGGAACGTCGCGAACACCGAGACGCCGTAGTTCGGATTCGCTTTGCGAAGCGCGGTCTCCGTTTTCCAGTCGTCGACCGGCACCTTGACGCCGTCCCATTCGTACGGCTCCAGGTCGATCCCGTACATGATGCCGAACAGCGCATCGTTCTCGACCAAACCGTCGAGGAGCTTCTCGACGTCGCGTTCGAGGATGTGACACGGGCCCTCGATCTTGCTGCCCGCGGTCGTGATGTCGATGACCAGCCCCTGCTCCCGCGAACCCATCCCGGTCTGCATCGTGTCGTGCAGGATCGAGGTGTCGTGCTCGTGATACTCGTCGACGATCGCGCAGCTGGGCGAGGCGCCGTCCCCGGGATCCCCCACCAGCGGTTCGAACTTGCTCCCGTCCTCCCGGCGATACAGCGATTTGATCGCCGACTCGATCCCGAAATAATCCTCCAGCGCCGGCGTCTTCCTGACCATGCGCCATGCGGTCTTGAAGACCTCCATGGCCTGCTTCTCTTTCGTCGCGCCGCTGTAGACCTCCGCGGAGTACTCGCCGTCGGCCATGAGCATGTACAGGCCGATCGCCGCGGCGAGGGTGCTCTTCGCGTTTTTCCGAGGCACCTTGATGTAGGCCTCGGCGAAACGGCGGAAGCGCGTCGCCTTGTTGATCCAGCCGAAGATCGCGCAGACGATGAAGATCTGCCACGGCTCGAGCTGGATCCGGTTTGAATGTCCGCGCCGCACACGCGCCCACTGGCCACGCGTGTGCGGCAGCTTCTCGATGAAGCGGCAAGGCAGGTTCGCCCGGGCCGCGTCAAACCGATACAGATAATCCTTCTCGCGAGACCTTGCGAGATCCCGCAGGTGACGCCGGCATGCCAGACGCACCCACTTGCAGGCCGGAACGAGACCGGCGACGACGTCGCGCGCATAGCGGTGCGCGATCTCGGCATAGTTGCGCTTAGACGATTCGGAGGCGCTCGGCTTCGCCGGCGATGTTCTCCCAGTCGTCGGCTTGCGCGTGCGGGCCTTTCGAGGCGCCTTCGCCGAGCGCTTCCGCGCCGCGTTCTCTGAACTTTGCTCTTCCATCCTGCGTCATGCCCAAAATCGGATACAGCTTGATGAGGTTGCTGAGATCCGCCGGCTTCGCTACGCCGCGGTTTTCCTTGTCCTTCAAACGACAATAGCTGGCGAGCGGACCGGCCTCGGCTGGCGTCAGCCACCAGCAAATCGCAACCGTCTCCTTCCAGATCGCCAGGTAGCGCGCGAACTCGGAGACGTCCGTGCGCAGGAACTGTGCCGGTGGCTCACAATGGCCGGTCGACCGCGGCTCGAATGCTCGCTCCTCACCCCGCTTGGGATTCTTGCGGAACGATCCCTTTAGTTCGAGGACGGCGGTCGGTGTGCGCGGTCTGGACATTGCTTCACCACTCTGGCTGCTGCGCCTTTACTCCCCCTTCGAAGGCGTCGAACCGCGCATCGGCGCCTCTGCGGGGCTTCTACGGCTGATTCCGGCCCCTTCGACGCGTCGATGCTGCAAGTTCGTGATTCTGATTCGCTTGGCCTGAAATGTCGTATTTTGTGGACGTAAATGTCGTGTTCCAATGCGGTCTGCGGCGATGCCTTCGGGAGAGATTTCGACCCCCCCTACCCCCTCAGGCCGCCCTCTTCCGCGATGTTCTTTCTTTTGTTGCAGTTACCACATAGCGGCTGCCAGTTCGATCTCTCCCAGAACAGATCAGGCCGCTTCGCCGCTGCCTCGAGGTGATCCGTCACCTCTGCCGCGACCGGCCGTTCGCCATGGACGCCCCGCGGATAGCCGGCGCACAGCGGATTCGACCGCAGGAATCCTTTGCTCGCCGCATCCCACTTGCGCGTGTAGCCGCGCTTGTGCGCGCTCGGCCGCCGCTGCTCCGTCAGCGCCTTCGAGCTGTACACGGGCTGACAGCTGGCACAGTACCCACGCGCGACCAGGTTTGGACATCCCGGCCGCGCGCATGGCCTTTTGGCAGCACTCGGCACTGGCTTAGGACTGCGGGAAGATGATGGAAATGCCGCCGCCCACAGCCCAGCCGTTCTTCGAGCCGACACGCACGTAATCGAAGCGTCCAGCCTGCACCGAGAAGTGCCCGGTACCTGTGGGATCGTAGTTCATGCCGCCGCCAACGATCACCGAGGCGTGATTGATTCCGTCCGCCTGCTGACCGACGCCGCCCGCGCCGCTGAGATACGGCTGCAGAGTGTCCGCAGGCAGCAGCGTCTTTGCGATCAGCTTCGAGAAATCGGGCGTCCACTGCAGGCCGCCGTAGTAGCCTTTGTAGCCGGGCCCGACAATCGCCTGTCCCTGAATCTGTGTCGTGGCTGTAAAGTCGAGCGTTGCGATGGTGCTCTCCGCCGCCGCCGTGGTGCCGGCGATGTCCAGCTCGATGGCCTGCACCGAAGTGGCAAAGTGCAATCCGGTTGCAGGCGCGGCGGGAACTGCCGGAGCTACAACCGTCTGCGCAAAGCCAAAGCTCAGCGCCAGCGCGAAGATGAATGCAAGAATTGCGATGCGTCGAATCATTTCGTTTTCCTCTCGATGGTGGTGGTGGGCGTATCGATCCGCTCGTCCGCCAGCTTCGACGGGAACGAAATCACGAGCCCTTTGCTGTTGGGCGACGCCTGAAACGTTGCCAGCATCGCGATAGCTGCGGCGACCATACCCGTTCCGACGGACCACGCCACCGGCTGTCGCGCGACCAGCGCGCCGCCGGCGAACGCGAGAAACGCCAGCGTCCCCGCAATCCCCATCTCCAGCAGCAGCACGACGTACTGCATCACCTTGCTGTCCAGCGCTTTTTTGAAGAAGACGCCGAACAGGCCGCTGATGGGATCGGAGAACAGGCTCAAGCGTTGAAGTCCTTCATCAGGCCGCCGCAGACCGCGACCAGCGCCGCGCCGACGTAGCCCTTCCATCCGCCGCCGCCGTTGTAGGTCTGCACCGCGAGCAGCGCTGCGCCGGCCAGTCCACACAGCGTGGTCTTGTAATTGGCGAAGAAATGCGACGCCGTACTCACTGCCGGCGTCGCGTTGCCGCCTGAAATCGATATCGGTTGCCTGCCCATTTGCCTTCCTCCTGGTTCGCGCTCTGCGCAAACACATCCATGTGCGCGTTGAAGATCTCCAGCACCTTCGCGCCGCGCTCGGGATCCGTCGACCAGCGCTTTGAAACTTCCGTCACGAACGCTTCTCCCGACGTCGCGGCCAGCGCCGCGGCATATTCGGGATATTCGAGCTCGCCGGCGCTGTTCTTCTCCACCGCCAGCCGCCGCAGCGTCTGCATCCGCATCTCGAACGCCTCAATCGGCGACGGAAACCAGATAAACGGCGCCTGCACCGTGATCCAGCCCACGCCGTACCGGTATTCGCGCGTCGGCAGCGTCACCGTGAGAAACACCGGCTTCGCGTGCTGCTTTTCGCCGAAGACATTGTTGCCCTGCAGATACAGCCGCGACGTCCCCCACGCTGTTTCGAGCGCCGCTTCGCAGGCTGCGTATTCGGACCAAACGTGATGCGCGAGCCGGGCCGCTCCGCAAGCCCTCCGCAGGAACTCCACCTGTTCAGGCGTCGCCATTATTTCGGCAACCAGCCCATCATCGTGAGCACTTTAATCAGGACCGGAATCAGAGCGACGAGCAGCATCCAGCGCTGATTGATCCTGTGCTGCCGATCCCGCACAATCGTCTCTTCGGTCTGTATCCGTGCCACCACGCTCACGAGCCCGCGCTCACCGTTGCCGTTGCCGTCAAGCAGCGCGCTGTGCCGGCCGAGCATCACTTCGACTGTGCCTTTCGCCTTCGGCCACTCTTCGTCGAGATGCACAGTTGCCACCTACGCCACCCTCCGAGCGTGTCCCTTTTGGATTGTCGAGCGAAGAGGCTGGCTCGCCAGCCGCTCCAGACGGCCGCCGCACTTCGGACATTCCCTGACGCCCGATCCCACCACGCGGCAGAAGTTCGCGCAGCACCACTCGCAAATCTTCGGCTCGACCGCGATGTAGCCGATGCGCGTCGACGCGACTGCGTTGAAGTCGATCGCGTCACCGCCCGCGCCGCCCCCAAACCGGTTCATGCCTTCGGCCACACCCGCAGGATGTCGCCCCTCGCCGGGCCGATCCTTCTCTCAAACATCCGAACCTTCTGCTGGACGCGCTCGACGCGATCCTCGGGAATGTGCCGCTCCGCTCGGCGATGCTCCGGCAGTCCAGCGGTGTGCGACTTTCCCTTCTCGAACGCCGTCCCGGCATTGATCTGCATCTCGCTGTACGAAATCGAAGCCGCGGAGGGCATCGAAGGCAGATCCTGATCTCCCCGCTGCTCGCTCGTGCCCAGAACCTGATAGCCCAGCAGGTGACCGTTGATCTCGTCGTAGACCATGCGCATCGTCCCGCGCTCCACACCGCGCTCGCCTTCGCGCGCATAGATCGTGCGCAGAATCCGCCACCCCAGTGTCGTGTTCGCACCGTAGAGCAGCAGTTTGCTCCGCTGTCGGTCGCTGTCGCGCCAAACCCGCATACGTTTTCACTCCCAAAAGGAAAAGGCCAAAGACACGTTTCCGTCTCTTCGGCCTGACTATGGCATGACCCGCCATACACGGTCCGGTTGCCTGCACCGGCAAGATTGTTGGATTGATTCCGCTGCCTACTCTAAACGCTTCTCGCCGCCGCGCAACAGAAAATGCGTGTGGCGCATCAAACGCGAGTTAACCTCCATTCGTGGATCAGTCCCGGATGAAGCAGATCGATCACCGATACCTGCAGGACCGCCGCGATCCGCGCCAGCGCCGGCGCCGGGATGGCATTTTCGCCCGACTCATAGCGATACACCTGCGCTCGGTTCCGGATACCCGCCTCCTGCGCCAGCTGATCCGCGCTCCATCCTTTGCGCTTGCGTGCGGCCTCGATGCGTCGGCCGAGTTGCAGGTAGAACTCTTCGTCTTCGGGGGAACGTCGACGAGCCATTTGCGCTTCAGCCCTCCTTGAGCGACGCCTGCAGCACCGCGCCCAGCGCGACCGCCATCTGCTGTGGCGTGAGCCTGGCCAGCCGCGCGCGCGCCTGCGCCGGCGTGAGCTGCAGCCGCGGCCGGGCCGCCAACCCGTCCCACGTCATTTCCGGAATCACTACCGTCCGCTGCTCCGTCTGCGCCGGCGCTCCCGGCTTGCGCCCCGGCCTGGCCGCTGGAATCCCAAACTCTTTGCGCAGTTGCCCGACACGGCTTCCGCTGCAGCCGAGCTGCTCGCCCAGCGCAGCATCCGTCATCCTGCCGCCCAGCTTCTTTACGGCCTCCCGCATTGCTTCCATTGCTTCCTCCGTTCGTTTTTCGCCCGGATGGCTGTTGCTCGTCACCACCGGTGCGATTCCCTTTTCTTTGCGCAGTTGCGCGACGCGCGAGGCCGAAACGCCCGCCTGCCCGGCGATCGCCTTGTCCGGCGCCGTCCCGAGCAGCTCCGCCGCCTTCGCCCGCGTCGCCGCGCCTTTCGCAACATTGCGCTCGGTCAATTCCCTGCGCCTCCGCTCCAGATCTTCCGGCTGAAAATGCCGCGCCCTCCGCGGCTTCGATCCGCCGCGCGTTCGCTGCTCCGGCGCGAGCATCTCCGGTCCCATCGTCACGCCCGGCGACATCCGCACCCTTTCGCCGGCGATGACCTTCTCCTGCATCTGCTTCGTTCGCGTGCGATACGCGCGCACGCTGAAGTTCGGCTCCGGCTTTTGCCGCTCGCGGCGTCGCACCGCATTCGCGAGCTCGAAGCCCTCGCGCTTCTTCTCCGCGAACTCCTCGTCAGATAGCCAACGCCTGCCCGCATGCGCCGGCACGATCGCGGGAATCCCCAGCTCTTCCGGCGTGCGATGAATCACCGGCGCCGGCGGTGCTGCTGATTCGATGAGATTGAAGAAGCTGGGCGCTTCCACTGACCCGAGCGCCGGCGGCGCACCCACGCGATCGATCACGCAGGGCTTGCCATCCGCGCAGGGCAGGCACAGCGCGACGCCACCGACGCCGTCATCGTAGATCTGCGCCTGGCAATGGTGATTTTTCTCGCCCCGGCAGGTCGCGCATTCCACTCCAGCGGGCGGCCTCATGCGCGCCTCCTGCTGGCCCGTTCCATCAGGCGGTCGATCTGCGCGCCCAGCGACGGCCGCCGGCGCTCCCATGCGCGCTCACGGGCTGCGATCCGCCCCTCACGCTGGCCATCGAGCATCGCGCGCAGCAGGATGCTCCAGGCGCGGCGGCTGCTGTAGGGATTGTCGAGACGCCAGCTCCGGATCATGGCCCGCTTTTTCGTGATCTCCGAGCGAAAGATTTTCATGCGCCGGAGCGCCTCGACCGCCCGCCGTTCCGCCTTCGCGGCGGCCTGCTCGGGCGTCATCGGCCGTCGAAGCGACGGCGCGTAACACCGCTGCGTTCCCCACGGGTTTGGCTTGCGTCCGCCTTTCATCGCGCACCCTCCCGAGCCCTGCCGTACATCTCGCGGCGCTCTTCATCGATCGGCCACAGCGCGCAATTCGCCCAGTGCCCATCGCCGAAGAACTTGCGCGGTCCCCAGACGAACCGCAGCCAGCCGCGATCGCCGCATGTGCGGTAGTCCTCCCACATCGCGATCATCCACTCCGCCGTTTTCGTGAGCCCTTCCGGCGTCGCCGGGCGCACACGCTCCGCCAGCTGCTTGCGGATCACGCGCAGCACCCCGTCCGAGGTCGATCCGCAGGCTCGCAGCACCCGCTGCGCTTCGCGGTCCAGCGCGATGTCCGAAGATTCCGATTCGTCGCGCAGCCCCCCTTCCGCTGGTGCGATGTCCGAAGAATCCGATTCATCGCGCAGCCCCCCTTCCGCTGGTGCGATGTCCGAAGAATCCGATTCATCGCGCAGCCCCCCTTCCGCTGGTGCGATGTCCGAAGAATCCGATTCATCGCGCAGCCCCCCTTCCGCTGGCGGAAGGGGTAGGGGATGGTTGTCTTGTAGTCTTGTGTCTTGTTTATATATATAAAGATGAGCGTCCCTGTGTGGGACACTAACCCCCCTTTTCTGGGACAGTAGCGTCCCAGAAGCGTCCCCGTGTGGGACACAATCCGGGAGATTTCCACCGGCTTTTGTGTCCCCATATGGGACGCAATGCAGGACGGCCGTTCGCAGCTCGGCAACCCGAGTCGGCGACAGGCCGTGCGACGCTCGATGAGGATTCCACTCCGCGCCAAGCGCGATGGAGGCCTCCTTCAGGTCGAGCAGGTTGTAGGCTGCCGGCTGCGGTCCGCGCCCCGCCACCCCGCGCACCATGCCCAGCCGCTCCATGGCGACCAAAGCACGCTGCACCGCGCTGCGGCTGGTTCCGGATTCGACAGCGATCTCCCTCATGCCCATCTCCACGCGATGTCCGAAAGCCCACCGGCTCATCGCGGCATAGATGTGTGTGGCGGTGGCACCGATGACGGGCTGGAAAACGTCATAGAGCTCGTTATCCTGCCAGCAGTGCCCCGGCTTCCGCTTGTCCCGGACGCGGATCGTCCGTGTTGCCCCGACGTCTTTCACTGGCTCGCTTCGCTCTCCTGCCGCAAAGTCGGAGCCGCCGCGGGGGACGCATGCCGCACGCCGAGCCGCCGCTCCTTCCAGACGCGTACCTGAGACCGCCGCGCGTCGCCGGAGCCGTACAGCACCGAGAGCGACGCCTCCAGGTGCCCCAGCTCGCGCTCCAGCAGGACCCGCCGCGGCATGCCCTTCCCGTGACGCGAGCGCTCGTCGTAGCCGCACTGGAGCACCTTGGCCGCGGCCTGCACCACCTCGCCGCACTCCTCGATCAGCTCCGCGAGCCGGGCGTGCTGCGCCACCGTAAGGCCGCAGTCAGGCGACCTTTGCTCGTACCGGATGGTCCAGACGGCCGGCGCCGCGACCTCGTCCTCGTCTGGCCGCCGGCAGGTGTGCGCAATGAACCCGCCGGGCCCTTCGCGAGCGCACCACTCCCCCTTTGGACGCGAATGACACGGCCATCGAAAATCGCTAGCAATGGCCGCCCGCAGCGCGTTCTCTCTCTCGCTCCAGCGCGCATGCTCGGCGGCCTGCGCCGCGACCTCGTCCGCCGTGGGCGCATCGCCGAAGCGGTAGCCAACCGCATGAGCGTTGCGCTCTTGCCAGCGCTTCATCCATTCCCTGAAGAACGTCATCCTGCCTTGTCCACGTCGGCGTGCACGCTGGCCACCTCCCGCACCACCGTCATCTCCGTTACATAGCTGCGCGTGAACGTGAACGGCTCCGCCTCGGCACCATCACCCGCGGCACTCGCCGGATTGAGCAGCTTCCAGCGCCGGTTATTGAGCAGCTTCCAGCGCCGGTTGGCTTCGTCCACCGCGGCCGTCGACGCCTCCTCGAACGAATCCGCGATCACCACCAACTTTCCTAACGGAACGTCCCGATCCGCTGTCAGGCCACTCCGCGCGATCTGCACGTCGAACACCCGCGTCGTCCTTTCCATCGCCCTCACCTCACACCCTTCGCGATCGCAGCCGCCCGCTTTCGCGTCGCCGCTGCCTGCTTCTCCCGCCGCCGTGCGCGCTCCAGATCGAGCGCGTCCGGCAACACAAACTGCGCCGCGTCGTAGGCCGCCGCCGGATCGACATCATCGGCCACCGCGAACGCGTAATCCTTGCCCCGCACCACCAGCACGCAGGTGGCGTCGGCGCGCTTCCGAATCCACTCCGCCGCGCCTTCCAGCGCATGCGTCGAGGTCAGGTCCCACGGCTTGCCGCTCATAATTCGAGAGGAATCCGGAGCCAAAGCTCGAGCGACAAGGCCTTCATGCCTTCGCCGCCAGCTGCCGCCTGAGTTCGGCGTTTTCCCGTACCAGCGCTTCGCGGGCGGCGGTGTTGTGCTCGATCTGCGGCTCGATGGCTGCGCCCACACGGTTCAGCGCGGCCTCGCACTCGCCGGCGGCGATCCGCGTGGCCTCTTCCCATGCCGCCCACGCCACGTCCTTCTCCTCCACGTAGACCGGGCGAGCACCCCGCCTCTCGGTCGATTGCCACCAGGTCTCGAAACGTGCGTCGTCGCGCGTGCTTGCGTTCATCACCACTGCAGGACCTCAGGAGAACAGGCTTCGCGTCATGCGGACGCGAAGCGAAACCGGATGGCCGCATCCATCCCGCCCGTGCTGCAGGCGCTTGCCCGTGTTGTCGGCGTGGGGTTCTTAAGCGATGATCGTGGCGTCCTTCACCGTGCGTTTCAGGTAGTGCGCCACGCTCGCCATGGTCTCGATCTTCCACTTGGCGTCGATCTCGAACAGGGCGATGTGAGGCAGCTTCTCTTTGACCCCGCGCATGCGCAGCAGGAACTTCGACATCACCGGGGCCGCATCGCGGAAGGTCCGCCACGGCATCAGCTGAATCCCGTCCGCCGGCAGCGTCACCGAGCTCTTGGTCACCGTGCCCGACTTGATCACGACTTCCTGCGAGATCCCGTCGTCGGTCACCGCGACGGCCTCGCCCGCGCCCACGGCGGAGCACATCTGACAGACCTTGACCGCGTCGTCGTTGAAGTCGAAGCTGGCGCGGAAAGCGATCAGGAAATCCTCCGGCGATTCATACCATTTGCCGAAGACGAACGGCGTATCGGGAAAATGCTTCGCCCGGGCGTACACATGCCGCCGGCCGAAGCTGTCGGCGCGCAGCGAGAGAATCTCGACCGTCAGATAATCGACAACGTGGAAACCGACCTGCGGTTTGTCCTCGACGAGACCGACCGGCAGAGCGTCCAGCTGCGCGCTGTAGAGCTCGGCCAGCGCCGACAACGTCTTCACTTCGAGCGTCGGAGCGTCCCACTGCGGCGCCAGCTCGCGCACCGGCGCGCCCAGCGTCCCGTCCTCCTTGACGGCGTACTCCTGCTCGCCCACTCTGTGGGTGACCGGCTGGCGATCGCGGAGGCGATCGAACAGGTACGCGAAGATTCCAGGCGTTCCGTTGCCCGCCATCGACTTCTCTGCTTTGTTTGCCATTGCGCTTTCTCTCCCTGACCTGCGGTTGAAAACTGCGTTAAGACGATTTGCCGAACTCGATCACCGGAACCTCTTTCGGCCTCGGCGCACTCCACAGCGGCATCTGCCGCGGATCCTTGTCGAACGCGACGACGGCCCCGTCCTCGGAGCGGCCGAGGAACAGTTTCGAAGTGTGGGTCTCGATCGGCGCCAGCTTCGAGCTGCAGTGGAAGTCGGTCACGATGGTGCAGCGGTCGCTGTGCGGCTTGAAATCGATGCGCAGGACGAGCGCGCGCGTGTTGGTCGCCGGCGTGTTGAGATCGACGATGTTGGCCAGCACCTTGCGCAGCTCGATGTCGAAGGCCTCGATCACCGCGCCGTCGTTGATGTTGCCAATGTTGATCGGATTGACTTCCCTGTGCGGATCCAGCTCCATGCTCTCTCCCTCTTCCTTTCGGAAAACCGTTTTCTTTCAGCCCAGCAGCTCGTGGATGGCGGCCTTACCGGCCCACCAGAATGCGGCCAGCGCCAGCAGCAGCAACGCGCCGTCGAACAGGGCCACCGCGGCGACCCGCATCCAGCCGCGCAGGCAGAACAGCCACTCCGGCGGGCGGAAGCGGCGGGGAAACTCCGAGCCAGGAGGCGTGATGCGCGGCAGCGAGTCGAAGAACACCCCCGCGCGCCGCGCGTGCCAGCCCTCTTCCAGCTGCTCGTTCAGCCGCCGCACTTCGGCGCAGCTTTCGCATTCCCGGCTGGCCAGCTCGCCGCAGCGGTTGCAGATGTGCAGGGTCTCCGGAATCGTGACCATCATGCCGCCTTCGCCTTTCGGCGTGCCCGCGAGGCTGCCCGCCGTGCGCGCCTTTCCTGCATGATCTGTTCGTGCACCTCGGCCGGGGTGCGCTTGCCGCTGCGCCGCGACGCGCGCTGCCGCTTCTGCTCGCGGTCGACCTCGACCTGCAGCTTCCGCTGGCAACCCGGGTGGTTGCAGACGTTGCGCTTCGTCGAGAGCCAGCGAACGCGATCGCCATCCACCTGCGCGTCCTCGACGCCGCAGAAATGGCAAACGGCGCCCGGCCAATTGCGCGTAACCCAGAGCGTGAACTCGTTCATGCCGAAGTCTCCCCGTCATCCCTCGGCTCGACTTCGGCGCTGCCGACAGGTTCATCCGGATCCAGCGACAGCATCGCGCACAGGTCTTTTGAATAGGTCGATCCAAGCGCAAACGTGCGAGACACAGCGGCCCAACGGGGCATCTGCTTTCGGTCGAGTCCAGCGTGTTTCGCTGCTCGCAATATCAGCTCATCGGCGGAGATATTGTGCAGCGCCGTCATTTGCGGCCGGCTTTCTTTACGGCGTCCAGCATCGTCGCCGGATGCGGAGCGGGAGGCTTTTTCGAACGCGCCTTCACGTCGCCGATAAACGCAAGCGCCTGTTCGAGCTCTTTCACCCTGGCCTCGGCGCGCAGCCGGCCGGCGCACTGCTGGACTGCCATCTGCACGGCGTTGGCCACCGCCGGAGGACTGCATAAGGGCAGGATCCTCCGCACCGGCTCCTCCAGCATTCCCGCGATCAGCACGACGCACTTCTCTTCGTAGTTGGCTGGCGGGATCATGGGCGCCCCGCCTTCTTCGCAACCGCCTTCTTCGCCGCGGGCTTCTTCGCCTTCGCGGCAAGCTCCGCCGCCACGACTTTGCGAATTGCGGCCGTCTGAACCCCGAAAGCCATCGCGGCCGCCTCAAGGCACTCCGGCTTCCTCGAATACTGGAAGACGGGAAGGTCGTCGCAGCACGATGACAGCATCGCGATCGCGACCGCCTTCGACGCCGGCAGCGCGTGCACCTTCGCCGCGAGCTCCTTCTTGTTCGCAAACGTCTTCTCTGGCCAGCCGACCGCCTTCATCAGGTCCGCTTCGCCGCTGAACTCGATCGCCGTGAGCGCAACCGCGCGAATCATCGCGTCGGTCGCCTTCGTCAGCTTGAGAGCCTTCTCGGTCACCGCCGCGAAAATCCTCTGCCGCGCCGTCCGCTCGACATCGAGGTTCGCTTTCTTCTCGACGTCCTTCGCGGTCAGCGTCGGGCGGGCGACAGACTCGCGCTGATATCCGTGTACCTTGCACTTCTTCGCGAGGCATACGTTCTGCCGCTTGCCGCGCTCGCGGCCGTCGACGTAGACCCCGACCGCAAAATCAGGGCACTCCTGCTGCGCGTTGCGGACGTACCCCTGCAGCGCGGTGTACTGTCTGCTGTTCAGCGCATCCTTCGGCAGCGTAGCGGCGCGTTGCCAGTTCTCGGAGATGCGCACCACCTTCTCGCCCTTCGCCGTGAGCTGCTCCACCGTCACTTCGATCGCGCGCGTCACCTTGCCGGTGAAGCATGCGGGATCGGTGCAGGTGTCGCCCTGTTTCACGTCGGCGAACAGCAGCTTGTTGTTGCCGGTCCGCTTTGGGCAGTCGAGGCAGGATCCGGCCGCCGGTACCAGCTGCGCGTCCTTGGTATCGAACGGCGCCTTCGCCAGATCGAGCAGGATCTCCTCGGCGATGTGCCGCTTCAGCTCGGCGAGGCTGGGCGCGTCCTTCCGCTTCTGCTTGCCGGAGCCCCAGTCCACGAAGAGCAGCCACTGCAGCAGCGTCTTCTGCGCCGGGGATTCCAGCCGCGCCAGATCGAGCGCGTGCCCGAGCAGGATCCTGCCCTCGCGCAGCGCGTCGCGCACCCCGGCGTCGGCTGCGAGCAGTCGCAGACGCAGGCGGACATAGCCCTCACTTTTGCCCACCCGCGCCGCGAGCTCAGCCGGGGTCAGCGGGCGACCGCTGTCTCCGGCGAGACGAAACATCTGCTGGTAGGCCTCGGCCTCTTCCAGTGCCGACAGGTCCTGCCGCTGCAGGTTGTCGATGAGGCCCACTTCGCGCGCCTCGGCATCGCTGAGCTCGCGCACATCGCAGGGCAGCTCAGGGTTCAGCGAGGCAAGATAACGGCGGTGGCCTGCGACGATTTCGTAGCCGTCGGAGCGACCTGCAATCGGCCGCACGATCAGCGGAACGAGGATCCCGTGCTGCGCGATCGAGGCCTTCAGTTCGTCCATGGCTTCGTCGGCAAAGCTGGTCCGGGCGTTCCAGGGCGCGGCGTGGAGCGCTTCGCGAGGGATCGAGCGCACGGTCATCCCTGCCGGCGCGTGCTTTGGCATTTCCTGAACTTTGGCGGCGGTCATTGCTCGTCTCCTTCACTGCGCACGGGCTGGCGGAAACCAACGGCGAAGGCGTCGCCCCGCGAGGTCACACAGACCAGAGCGCCAGCGGGCTGGTCGACGCGCACACAGCGCACGCCGAGCTCGCCGAGCGCGTCGCGGTAGGTCGCGGCCTCGCGCTGGGCGCGATACCATTCCCGGCCGCAGAACAGCAACGCGGCCAACAGCAGCGTCCACAGGAGCCAGAGCGGGATGCGCAACGCGCGGATCATGACTGGCCGCCCTTCTCGCATCCCGAGGTGCCGTCGCAGGGGCACACCGGCGCCTCGCACGACTCGACGGCGCCGAGGTGCGCGTCGGGGTCAATGCCAACCGCCTGATTCTCCGGCTGCGCGGCCTGCTCCGCTTCGCGCTCGGCCTGATCGAGGAGCATGCGCAGCGTGGCCACCACGGCCGCCTTAAAGTGACGCCGGTGAAAGAAGAGCATCGCGTAGCTGTTGCGCGGCGCCTGGGCGATGGCCTCGCCAATCGTCTCCAGCTGATGCGTCGGCTGTCCGGCGCACGCGTTGACGCAGGCCCGGATGCGCCGCGCGAATTCGCGCTCGCTGGACTCGCCAACGTCGCTCATTGCCAGATCCGCGATCTCGCAGCCCCGCGCGTCGACGATCAGCGTCCCGTCGCGCATCCCATCGCGCAGCGCCCACGGCTCGTTGAAGTGCACCGGCTCTCCGGAAAAAAGCGCGGCGGCCGGAGCGGATTCACCAGCCGCCGCGGAAGGAGGCGGAAACTTCGCTTCGCTGTCGGCGCAGAGCGCATCGAGCCGACGCAGCACCTTGCCGGTACGGCACTCCGGCGTGTGTCCGTCGACGCCGAACAGGCCGAGAGCCTGCACGCATTCGTGACAGACCTCCGTGCCGGGGATCTGGGTCATGATCTGCGCCCGCGCCAGAGAGCGCGCCTCGAAGATCAGCGCAGCCAGATCCCGATGCTGCGCCGCGGAAAGGAGCGCGTCGCGCTTCAGATCGTCCGCCTCGATCGCGGGAAGATCGTCGGGCAGTTGCGCCAGCCAGTGCAGCACGGCGCCGGTCGTGCAGGCCAGCTGGTGATCGATGCTGCGGGTTTCCGCGCGGGCGGAAGCGCCGCACTCAAGGCAGATGTCGTACGCGCCGTCGTGCTTGATCTTATCCATCGCCAGCCGGTGCGCGTAGACACGCAACCGGGCCAGCGCATAGGTGACAAAGGCGCGTTCTTCCGACGATGCCTGAGAAGAAACGGGGGAGGGCCTGAGGGGAACGGGACCTGCAGGCAGTTCAGTGGAGGGCTGGGAGGGCTGCACGGCGTCTCTCTTTCTCGCCGGTTGCGGCCCGGGAGGGCGGACGACCCACGACCGGGGGGCCGCGTGTTCCTGCGAGCCGGTCCCAGAATGTGGGGCGTCCGGGCTCCCGGATACGCGAGCGGTCGCGGAAAGAGAGATACGTGGTGAGCCCGCTGGGATTCGAACCCAGGACCCACGCCTTAAAAGGGCGTTGCTCTACCAACTGAGCTACGAGCTCACTATTGATTCAACTTATTTATATTCAAAAAGTTGAAGGCTATCCAGTTTTCTGCTTCTCGTG